CCCCAACGTTACCGCCATTTTACTTGGACCAGGCAATGACACGCAAGCAGCCAGCCAACAGCATCACGGCATCCGTCAAGGCTATGTCGAACGCGGCAAATCCGATACAGATACCGGACTTTCTGCAGCTCGACGAAGACGCGGCGGCAATCTGGCCGATCATCGTACGTGGGCGCGCGCGCGACGAGTGGAGCGACGCCGACTTGACTGTGGCCGGAGACATCTGCCGTTGCATTGCCGACATGAAGGCGCAAGCTGATGCGCTGAAAGTGGAGGGGTACATCCTCGCCAACGATCGCGGCACGCCGATCCAGAATCCGCGAAACCAGGTCATCGAGGTGCTGACTCGTCGCAAGGTCTGCCTGATGAAGCTCATGCAGATGCAGCCGCGTGCGATCCACGGCAACACCGTTCGCCTGCAGGAAACGCGCAAGGCCGAGCGAATCGCCGAACAGGCTTTGCCGCAGATGGCCGCTGATCAGTTCATCGCGGCGCCAATGTTTCAGTGAGTTCTGTTACCCGCGGCCAGGCGGTAATCCGGTTCATCGAGTTGCACTGCCGGGCGCCAGAAGGTGAGCACGTCGGCAAGCCGATCAGGCTCGAGCCGTTTCAGAAGCGTTTTCTGACGGAGGTCTACGACAACAGGTCCGGCACGCGCCGCGGCTACCTGTCGATCGCACGCAAGAACGGCAAGTCGGCGCTGATCGCCGGCATCCTGCTCGCGCACCTGGCCGGCCCGGAGGCGAAGCAGAACAGCCAGATCGTCAGCGGCGCCAGGTCACGCGATCAGGCCGCACTGGTGTACTCGCTGGCCGCGAAGATGGTGCAGATGAGTCCGCAGTTGTCGGCGGTGGTACGGATCGTGCCGAGCTCCAAGCGACTCGTCGGCCTGGCTCGCAACGTCGAATACCGCGCGCTGGCTGCCGACGGCACGACAGCGCACGGCCTGTCGCCGGTGCTGGCGATTCTCGACGAGGTAGGCCAGATCAGAGGACCGCAGGACGACTTCGTGGACGCGATCACCACTAGCCAGGGAGCTCACGGGGCTCCGTTGCTGCTGGCGATCAGTACGCAGGCGCCGAATGATAACGACCTGTTCTCGATCTGGCTCGACGACGCAGAGGCCTCTCACGACCAGCGGATCGTGAGCCACCTGTACGCCGCCGACAAGGAGTGCGACCTCGGTGACAAGGCGCAGTGGAAGAAAGCGAACCCGGCGTTAGGAAAATTCCGAAGCCTTCAGGACGTGAAGGAGCAGGCAGCGCAGGCCGCGAGGATGCCGTCGAGCGAGTCGACGTTCCGTAACCTGATCCTCAACCAGCGCGTCGAGTCGAAGTCTCCGTTCATCAGCCGGGACGCGTGGAAGGCTTGCGGCGGATTGCCTGCCGGGCCCGGACTGGAGCCGGTGTACCTCGGGCTCGATCTGTCAGCGTCTGCCGACTTGACGGCGTTGGTAGCCGTCTGGCGGTCTGGCGACCAGTGGCACGCGGTGCCGTATTGCTGGACACCGGAGGGCACGATAGCGGATCGGGCGAAGCGGGACAGGGCGCCATACGACGTCTGGGCCAAGGACGGGCACCTGCTGACGACGCCAGGCGCGACGGTGGATTACGAGTTTGTCGCGCGCTTCATGCTGGACCTGATCAGCGACTGGAACGTGGCCGGTGTGGCGTTCGACAGGTGGCGGATCGACTCATTCAAGAAAGCGCTCGAACTACAGGGCGCCAGCGCCGATGTGATGGAACTGCTACAGCCGTTCGGCCAGGGATTTCAGAGCATGGCGCCGGCGATCGACAAGCTCGAGGCGGCGATTCTCAACGGCCGGCTGAATCACGGCAATCATCCGGTGCTGACGATGTGCGCCAGCAACTCGGTGATCGTCCGCGATCCGGCCGGAAACAGGAAGCTCGACAAGATGAGAAGCACGGGACGGATCGACGCGATGGTCGCGCTGTGCATGGCCATCGGAGCCAGCTCGGGCGCAGACGCCCCTGGCATCGGGAACTACCTCTCATTCATCAGCGAGCAGGCAACAGCATGAGCCTCTACACCCGAATCCTGGCGCTGTTAACCCGCCGCCAGCCCGGCGAGCAGCGCATCTACGTCTCGCAGCGTCAGGCCGGCGTCACCGTCAACGCCGACACCGCGCTCACGAACGCCGCGGTATGGGCCTGCGTCCGAGTGATCAGCGAGACCGTGGCCTCGCTGCCGTGGCACGTCTACCGCAAGACCGAAGACGGCCGCGAGCCGGCGCAATCGCACCCCGTGCACTGGCTGCTCAACAACCAGCCGAACCCGGAGCAGACCGCATTCGCCTTCCGCGAGACGCTGATGGCGCACGCGCTGACCTGGGGCAACGGGTTCGCGGAGATCGAGCGCGACATGAGCGGCCGCGTCTCCGGCCTGCTTCCGATCACGCCGGATCGCGTCACCCCGAGGCGCACGCCGGCCGGTGAGCTCGTCTACGAGGTGCGAGGCGACGACGTAGGCCTCCGCTTCGTGCCCGCCGCGCAGATGCTGCACCTGCACGGCCTTGGCTGGGACGGCCTGGTCGGCTACTCGCCGGTCACGATGGCGGCGCGCTCCATTGGCCTCGCCATCGCGCAAGACACGTTCAGCCAATCCTTCTACGGCAACGGGACCACGTTCGGAGGCCTGGTCGAGGTGCCGGCCAACATGTCGTCCGAGCAGATCAGGATGACCGAGAACTACCTCAACGAGCAGCACAAGGGCCCGGACAAGGCATTCAAGGTGCGCGTCGTCGCCAACGGCATGAAGTACACGAACATCGGCATGCCGTTGACGGACGCGCAGTTCATCGAGAGCCGCAAGTTCAGCGTTACCGAAGTGGCGCGCTGGTATCGCGTACCGCCGCACAAGATCGCCGATCTTGAGCGCAGCACGAACAACAACATCGAGCACCAGTCGATCGAGTTCGTCACCGACACCATCATCCCGTGGGTGCGCCGGCTCGAACAGGAGGCCGACATCAAGCTCTTCGGCGCCCGCGCCGTCGGCAATGTCTACACGAAGTTCGCAGTCAACGCCTTGATGCGCGGCGACTCCAAGGCGCGGGCCGAGTTCTATCGGACAATGACACAGATTGGCGTGCTCAGCGTAAACGAGGTGCGTGACCTCGAGGAACTCAACGGCATCGGGGAGGCTGGCGATGAGCACCTCGTCCAACTCAATCAGACTACGCTCGAGCGCCTGGTGGCTGAACCACCGGATGCAACTCCCGAGCCAGCGCCGGCCGTTGCGCCAGACGCTGGCGAGACTGATCCGAAAGCTGATCCGGGAACTGAGGACGTTGCTGACGGCGTTGAAGACAAGACCGGCAACGTGATCCGCATGGGCGCGCTCACGTTCATGCGCGAGCAACTGAGGAACCAAGCATGACAACCGAATTCAAGGCCCGCGGCACGACCGGCGAGATATGGCTGTACGACCAGATCGGCGAGAGCTTCTGGGGCGGTGGCATCAGTGCCAAGGCGTTCCAGAAAGAACTCGCCGGGCTGGGCAAGGTGACGACCATCAACCTGCGCATCAATAGCCCCGGCGGCGACGTGTTCGACGGCCTGGCCATCTACAACCAACTTAAGATCCACCCGGCTCGCAAGGTGGTCGACGTTGACGGCCTGGCCGCCAGCATCGCCAGTATCGTCGCGATGGCCGGCGACGAGATACGCATGGCCAGCAACGCGATGATGATGATCCACAACCCGCACGGGATGGCGATCGGCGACAGCGTGGAGATGAACCGCGTCGCGGCGCTGCTCAACCAGGTGAAGGGCAACCTCGTCGAGACCTACGCTGCTCGCACTGGCAACGCCAGGGCCCAGTTGGAGACTTGGATGGACGACGAGACCTGGCTCACCGCCGAATCGGCCGTGCAGTACGGGTTTTCCGACGCGATGACGCAGGAACAACGCGTCTCGGCGAGCTTCAACCTGCTGTCGCGCTACCGGCACGTGCCCGAGTCCCTGCGCAAGCCGTGGGCCAAAGTGACGCCGGCGATGCGCGACATCAACGCCATCCGCATCCAGCAGCAGTACGAGCGCATGCGCGCCGCAGGCGCCGCCTGACCGGCGCCCTACCGATCACCGAACTGCCCGCCGCGTGCGGGTTTTTTTCTTGTCGAGTCAAACCGACACCACGCATTCGGCCCCGCGCCGGATACATCCGCTCGCCATCCCGGTGGGCTTTTTTCAGGAGTTCCTTCAATGGACGAGATAAAGAAACTCAAGGCGCGGCTGGTTGAGCTGCACGAAATCAGCAAGGGCATCCAGGCCAAGGCCGATGCCGAGAAGCGCGACATGAACGTCGACGAGCAGAAAGAGCTCGACGCCGTGATGATCGAATTCGACACCGTGGAGGCCGACATCAAGCGTCGGGACCGCATCCTCGCGCAGGAGCAACGCCTGGCCGAGCCGCAGCCGCGGATCTCCACGCCGAACCCCATCGCCTCCACCACGCCAGGCGCCCCGAGCGCGCCGCCGGCGCCGCGTGATGGTCTGCGGAATACCATGCTCAGCACCGTCGAGCAGCGCGCCCGCTGGGGCTTCACGAACATGGGCGAATTCGCCCAGGCTGTTCGCGCCGCCGTGGTGAACCCGAGCGCTATGGATCAACGCCTGATCCAGAACGCGACGCTCAGCACCTACGGGGCAGAGGGCGCCGGCTCGGACGGCGGCTTCTCCGTGCCGCCGGAGTGGCGCGCGGAGATTATGAAGATGGTCGACGCCGAAGACTCCCTGCTGTCGCGCTGCGACCAGCAGACCGTCAGCGGCAACTCGATCACCTTCCCGATCGACGAGACCACCGCCTGGCAGACCACCGGCGGCATCCTGGCCTATTGGGATGCTGAAGCCGCGGCGATGACGCAATCCAAGCCGTCGCTCAAGGACTTGACGCTCAAGCTCAACCGGCTGACGGCCCTCGTGCCCGTCACCGAGGAGCTGCTCGAGGACTCGTCCGCGATGTCGAGCTACGTCACCAGCAAGGCCGGCGAGAAGCTGGCGTTCAAGGTGAACGACTCGATCGTGAACGGCACCGGCGTCGGCCAGCCGCTCGGGATCATGAACGCTCCGTGCAAGGTGGCGGTGGCCAAGGTGACCTCGCAGACGGCGACCACGTTCCACATCAGCAACGCCATCGCGATGATGGCACGCATGCCGGCGCGCAGCTTCGCAAATGCGGTGTGGCTGATGAACCAGGACGTGCTGCCGACGATTGTCGGTGGCGGTTTCCCGATTCTCACGGCGGCAAGCGCCGCAGCGGGTGCGGGCGTCGCGTACATGGCGCCGGGAACGCTGCAAGGCGGAACTCCCTACGGCATGCTGCTCGGCCGCCCGATCATCGTGACCGAGGCCTGCGCCACGATGGGCACCGAGGGCGACGTGATCCTGGCCGACCTGACCAAGTACCTCGCCGTTGTCAAGGGCGCGCTGCGCAGCGATGTGTCGATCCACCTCTGGTTCGACCAGAACATCACGGCTTTTCGCTTCGTGCTGCGCATGAACGGCCAGCCGTGGCTCTCGGCGGCCATCACGCGCAAGAACGGCAGCAACACGCTTTCGCACTTCGTCACCGTTGCCGTGCGTAGCTGATCAAACCCCAGCCGGCCGCCATACGGAGGCTGGCTGACCATCATCCACATCTTCAAGGAGTAATTCCATGACTGTTTCTCTGAACGCTCGACTGGACGAGCAAGTCACGTCCATCCAGGCCGCCATCGGCGTGTTGCTCACCAGCACGCTTGGCGATACCAAGTACGTTTCGCTCAAGGGCTACCGCAAGATTCGGATCACCGTCGACATCCTCAACGGATCGACGATCACCGCATCGACCATCACGCTCAAGCAGGCTCAGGCGGTCGCGGGCACCAACGAGAAGCCTTTGGCCTTCACGCGGGTGCTGGCGAACATCGACTATGCCGCGGCTCAGGTAATGG